TGGATCTCTTCGGAGATTCTGATTGTCGCCCTTGTGTTGGTAGCGCAAGGGCGGTTTACTTTAATTAGCAGAAAAGAGACTGCTCAAAAAATTTACTTGTGTAAGAATTGGGACAACGAATCCATCCAGAAACATCAACATCTTCTACCCTAACATAAATATAGGCACTTCCGTTGTAATAGCGAATTTTATTAACAGTGCATATTTCACGTTCGGAAGTTACATAAATGGTATTTCCGTCAGGAGAATCCTTTATCTTTAACTCTTTGTTACAATTCCACATATTCTGACCGTATAAAAGAACGTTATATCCATTTATATAAGTAACAGGATATGTTGAACCGGATATCTTAAGTTTCCCATTTGACAACTTATATGTTACAGTGTATTGAATAGAGCCGAGTCCGCCAGGCATTGACTGCATTCTAATCTGAATGTAATCGTTGCCTATTTTCTTAGTAAAGCTATTATGCCTCATATTGTAAGCCCCTTTTCTGTGAGACATTAGATTTACAGAAGACACAATTTTTCCCGATTTATAAGCCAGCAGGCGGTCATAATCAATATGGTCATTTGCAATATTCTGACACTTGAGTTTTAAAAAATGCCTATTTCCTTTTAACGTATAGAGATCCGCGTATACAGAATATATATCTCTTACATTTAATGAAAAACGTTTCTTGCCATTTACTTCGATATTAAAATAAGATTGAGCCTTAAAATTCATTCGTATTTTATCAGCTTTTCCATCTCCAGTAATATCATATTTAGTATACGTTATATTTGGGCGAATACTAACATTGCTTTTTTGAGCAGCTTGAGCAGTTACTGACATTGACGTGATGTAAATTATGAATAGAGCAAATGCAAGGAAATTAAATAGTTTCTTTTTCATGAAAACCCTCCCCATATTATATTATTAGAACATTAAGGCAAATACCTTTATTAACACGACTAAATAATTGAATTATCGAAAAAGATAATTATTATTCCTATTCCAAGTCAACAGAATCACTAATTATATCATAAAATACATTTTCTGGAATAATCTGGATGTCATATCCATCAAGTTGAAGCTTTTCTGCTTTCTTCTGTTTTGAACTTTTACCATCTTTAATTGATTTACAATAATCATTGTTTCCTAAAATTAAGTAATTGGTCTTTTTGGTCACATTATCGGCATTTATACCACCTAAGTTAGCGACAACTTGCATAGCATCCCTACGAAGCATTTTTTCCAATACACCAGTAAATACACAGACTCTTCCATAAAGAGGATGAGTAACATCAAAATTAGAAACTTTCGCAGAAATATCACTAGCTTTAATTCCAGATTTTGATTTTTTTATAGATTTAAGAAGCTCATCTACAGTTCCAAATTGCTCTTGCACTTCTTTAATCATTAAATTATAACATGCAGCCGTAGAGTTAACATCTACTAATGCCCGGTGGGAATTTTCACAGTTAATAGAATAATATGCAGTTAAATCAGATAAACGATGGTGAGAAAAATCAGGATGTAGATGTCTGGAAAGCCGCATCGTATCTACAAAATTGTTGGAAAGAGGAGCAAGACCGTATTTTTCGCTAGCATCGTATAAAAAGTTAATATCAAAATTTACATTATGTCCAATGAGAATAGCATCTCCAATGAATGAACGAAAATCGGAAAGCACAGCAACAGTTAGAGGCGCAGAACGTAACATATCATCTGAAATACCTGTCAAATCAGTAATAAATTCATCAAGATATGGTTCGTTATCAGAAAAATCATCAGGCTTAATAAGAGAGGAAAATGTTTCAATTATAGTATTATCCTGAACTTTCAATGCTGCAATTTCAATTATACTGTCCCAATCAGGAGAGAGCCCTGTAGTTTCGATGTCTACAACGCAATAATTTGATGGAGTATCAATAATACTCGTTCCTTTGAACGGTCTTTCATGTTTAAACTTAATTATTTCACCAGTAAGAGCATCATAACATGCTGACATAAGCAAACCTCCTATATTTAAGAATTCATACGTAGTTCTATAAGTTTTTGATGATATCCAGTCATTCTGGATATCTGATCAATGGTAAAGTCTCTGTATTCTTCTAAAAAAGAATCTGGTACCAGCAGTTCCATAGCGAATCTATTAGCTTCAATTTCCTTTTTTGAATTTAATAAGAGAGTTTTATTTCTGATAAAATAACAATTTTCTTTCCGGTGCAGGATAGCGTGTCCAAGCTCATGAGCCATGACCAGACGCTGCTCATACTCCGGAAGATTCTCATTAATGAATATGTAGCGGTGATTTTTCAGGAACATGTAGCATCCCTCGAACTGCAGATTACATATCTGGTATAAGATACCGAGCTGATCGGCAATGTCGAAAGGGTCTGTGGTTCCTGTTTTTCTTTTGTAGTAAGAAACAATCTTCTTAATATCACGATTCAAGTATCTCACCTACTTTTTATATTTCTTTGGCGTGTATTTATCCTTATTGATAAGCTTCAACCTTTTCAGTGCGATTTCTAATTCGTCTTTGAATAGTTCCGCCGCTTCAGGACTGATTTCTTCTCCATTATAACTGGCAGGACCGTTTTCACCAGATGTCAGTTTTTCCATGATACTATCTAAGTCCTTTGCGATATCACGATTATCCCTTGCTGTTAAACCCTGCTCGGATGAATTATCTCCTGTCATCAGATAGTCAATTGTTACGCCGAAATAATCAGCTATCTTTTGTAGTGTTTTAGCTGTTGGTGTGCTTCGACCAGATTTCCAGTTGCTTAATGCTGTTTGTGTTACACCAGCTTCTTTTGCAACTTTGTAGGAAGAAACACCCTTCTTTCGTAGAAGCTGTTCAAATACTTCGTACATAAATTGTGCTCCTTTCACAAAAAATAGCATACTTTCACAAAAGTTAGCAAAATTACTTGACTACTAACGAAAAAGGATGTATCATGTACTTACGAAAGCGAAAGTAAGCACAAATGAATACTTGCGAATTTGAAATGCTATCTTTTTATAAGATGTGGTAGTTTTATAATTGAAAGTATATCACAGCTCGAAAGTATTATCAATAGAAAATGCTTTCGTAAGGAGGTGTAATCTTGTACAAAAAATATAGCGAACTATTAGATAAAACAAACAAAACTTCTTATCAAGTTGCAAAAGAAACAGGAATTAGCCAAACTGCATTTTCGAATTGGAAATCCGGGAGGTCGGAGCCGAGCTTAGAAAGTCTTAGTCGTCTGGCAAGATATTTCCATGTTCCAATTGAATACTTTTTGTCAGACCAGAATGAGACAGCATAGAGGAGAAAAACATGATTTGGATATCCAGAAAGAGGTGAGATAAGTAGAAGAAACCAAAATACAGTTCACAGATAACGGAAATAGATATTTTGTTTCTATCCAAAAACAGTTATTTAGAAAACGACATGTATATGTCACAAAGCAAGAGGAAAGCGATCATGGCAATTTCAGTACGCCAATTACTTATAAGATATCAGCCAGCACCTTTAAAAACAGATCAGAATACTGGCTGATCAGATTAAAAAATTATCTTCTTAAAAAGAAACATAAGTAGTAGAAAAAACATGATTTGGATATCCAGAAAGAAAAGAGGTGAGAACAAGGAAAACTCAATGGGAAGAAGAGGATGAAATGATTCGTAGGGTACTTCGTGAAGCAGCACAGATAGTAACCATAGTATTTTCCATAGTTGCTATCATATTTAGCATTATCGCACTAATGCAATGATGCTAATCATAAGAGCAGCAAAAGAAATTAACAAAGCGATCCACGATCGTATTTCACTGAATATAAAATGCAAGGACGATCTTTGATATTCGTGAATAGCCACTAGGCCGAAGTGGGTAATACAAAAACAGTCATCTAAGTAGATATCTGTTTCGGAAAGATGCCCAAGAGTTTTACGGATATAACGTTTTTCGAGTAAATAAGAAAGTGAATCTGCAACAAATGCAGGATCGGCATCAAGATTTGCGGATATTTCACGCAGTGACCATTGGTGTTTAAGAAATTTTTTTAATAAGGAGCAGGAAGCTGAGTCAATCATAACAATCTCCTTTCGATAAATTTTAGTATGCCAGTGCCATGTAATACCAGAATAGGAGAAGCACAAATAAAAGTCAATGGGGATATTCAGAAAGAAACAATAGAAATAGAAAGCGGGACAAAGGGTGGGAATGGCAGAAATGCCTGGGAATAGATGCGTGAGGTGTGAAAATGGATTTCACAGTGCTTCCAACTGATTGACAGAAGAAAGCACTGCAAAATGGTTTTACATATCAAACTTGTCGATTAGATAAATAATCTGCAGGACAAGAAAGATACATTCGAGGATATCTTTTACAGAATCCCTTAACCACACCTCCCATCTTGGGAAGCGTCCCTAAATTGTTACCCCTTGGCAACTCCTTTCTGGTTATGTACCAAATTAGACTAAAACCTAAAGTAACAATTCAATAATAACACTTTTGTAGATTAAAGTCTATGAAAAGAGGAAGAAAAAATGATTTATGAAAAAATCAAGCATCTGGCAGCAGAAGAGGGAATCTCAATTGCGGCTTTGGAGAAAAAATTAAATATCGGGAATGGGACTATCCGCAAATGGAACGAGGCATCTCCGACGTTTGAAAATGTTTTTAAAGTCGCAAAGCACTTTGATGTAAGTATGGATTATTTTGCAGAATGGGGAGACGGACACAGTGACAATGAGAACCCCACATAACCTGATTGCATAGTATAGCAAAAGAAGAGGTGAGGAAGATGTCAGAATTAAAGCTGGTAACAAGAAATATCCGTATTAATGGAATTCAGCATAAAGCCAGTGATATGTCAGAAGAAGAAATCAAGTGCCTGCTCATCCAGAGACAGGATGAACTTCTTCTGAATATGAACTACGAAAGAAAAGCCGCCGGTTAAGGCGGAGAAAGAAGGACAAGCATTAAAACGGAGGTGGTTAAAATAGATGGATTCAGTAACCAGATCAATGCATTTTTAAAATTCTGCAGATCATGCCAGGAATTAAATAGAATTGCAGCAAGTAATGAAACTGATTTGGACAATAAGACGCAGGATATCTTACATAACATTGAGCTTAACGACAACTATCCAGACGATTATGTTTTACAAGGTCTTGCACTGAGAGAAATCAGAAAGAGACGCAGGGAAGCCAAAGACATTCAAAGAATAATGACCCCGATCGTGCAGTGGACAGATCAGAATCAGAAAACGATTAATGAGCTTGAGAGGCTTCTTGGCGCAGTCAGGAAAGCAGAGAAAAGTACGACCGGAAGAACGTATATGAACCGAACCAACGCACTGGAAAAAATTTTGGGTGAAGAATAGGGGAAGGACAAGCATTATGAAACAATACATAATCATAGTAGCCTGCATCCTTGCAGGGAAATATGTGGACATCCCAGTCTGGTTTAACATCCTCTTTGGGATATCCGCATACTGGGCGGTAGATCAGCTTAGAAGAGTTCAGGAGGAAGAAACATGTTCAGAGACAAAATAAGAGAGATTCTGGAGCTTGTACTCAAAGCTGAAGAAAAGAATATTTATGTGGCATACAACTATGACACAAACACAAAAACATTAACGATCATAACAAAAACAAAGGTATTTGCTTTTGAAGACAATGAGTATATAGAAGAATGGTCGGAAGAATGCATTCAGTATCTCAAAAGTCTGATCGGGGAGAGAACAGAATGACTGAAGAAGAAAGAATGAGGGAAGTAGAACGGATTTCCAGAAGAACCAAAGAATCGGTAAAAATTCCTTCGGATCAGCAGCGAACCATCCGAATTGTCAGGTTCAGAAACAAGACACTTGCAAGTTACGTAGGAACTATGGAGGAAGCACTCCGGAGAGCAAAAGAAATGGAGGGCCTCTACGGACCGATCGAACACATAGAATAAAAAAGACTCATGTAACGCAAATACATGAGCCAGGGTGACTTTTTGCCACTTGGATATCAAACCTGTAAAAAATATAACATCCAGGTGGCGAAAAGTCAAGATTTAAGCAGGAGAAAACCTGCTATATTTTTAACCTTTTTCAGGGGACAGGGAAGTCCCTTCAGGGCTTGATTAAGGGTATTAAACTTACGACACCGGGGTGACATATGAAGTGTGGATACATAAGAGATACATGGGATTGTGGGGAAACCTTAGAGGTAGAGGAAAAACATACAGGAAGATATGGTGCAAGGGGTCAAAAGAGGGAGCCGAAGAAGGAACCCACCCCGGAAGATATCATAAGGCAGAATCAGTGGAAGAGGGTGAGAGAACTCAGGAGACTGGTAAAGTGGAACTTCACAACCGGAGACAGCTGGATCACACTCACCTACCAGAAAGACAAGAGGGTAAGCTGGGAAGAGATGATAAAGCATATGCAGAAATTTATAAGGCAGCTTCAGACCAGATACCGGAAATATGGCTGGACCTTAAAGTATATCTGGAGACCGCAGATAGGAAAGAGGGGTGCGATCCACATCCATATCCTCTTAAATGCCGAATCAAATACAGAGACCCGAACAGAAAAGATTGTCAGGGAACTCTGGACACATGGGAATCCGAACATGAAAGTTGTATACGACCTGAAGAACGGAGATCTGGCAGAGTACATAGCAACACCCTTACAGGAATGGGAACCGGAAAAAGCAAAAGCATATCATCCGTCCAGAAACCTGATTCGCAAAGAGCCAGACAGAAAAGAAATAAAAAGACGTTCCCTGATAGATAAAGATGGTGTCCTCAGAGAACCTAAAGCTCCTAAAGGCTATTATGTGGATCCGGATTCCATCAAAAAAGGGATCAATCCTGTGACAGGATACGCGTACCGCCATTACACACTTGTAAAGATAGACAGGAGGATTTGAAGATGGACCAGAAAATGGCAAGAGTAGATATTTCCCTTATTGTCAGGGATAAAAGCGCAAGGATAAAGAAGGGCAGGTGTGTATATATCATTGCCAGCCAGGATTTTCCCAAAGGTCCGGGGAATCCGATCAGCGGTAGAGAAGAAGCAGAAGATACCACACCACACCGCCTTGTCATGCTGGGACTGATCGCTGCCCTGAAAAGAATACGCAGACCGTCCCTGATCACAATCCATACAACCTGCCAATATCTTGCAAATGGTCATAAGAACCTTAACGTATGGAAGACAAACGGATGGAAAAGAAGCGGGGACCGGGAATTAAAAAATGCAGACCTCTGGCAGGAGATAGATAAACAGCTCAGCGGTCATGCAGTAAGATTCCAGACGGAATTTTAACACAAGGAGAGGAGAACACAATGTTTGATAAATTTGGAGAAATGAATTCATACACAGAGATCAATGAACTGGCAGCCAATCTTCTGCAGGAAGGAGATCTGGACAGCTTAAAAGAACTGGCAAAGGAAAACGGCATTCCGGATGATTATGTAGAGATGTATCTGGAAGAAGCCATCCCATCCCTCTGCGATTCCACATCTGCAGCTATTGGAAAGATTGATGTGGAATGCATGAAACTAAAGCCTAAGGAACTGATGCTGGACTGGGTAGAGTACATCAAAGGACTCTGCATGGAGAATGAGATGATTGCACACCAGGTTCGCAAGAAAGGAAAGGCCCTGCAGGGATGCATGGCGGTTCTGCTGGAATATTCTTTTAAAAACCAGATCACAGTAGATAAAGCGATCACAAAGGCAGCAGGAGTCAGTGCCGGTAAGGTGACATTTGGAGTTCCCGGTATGGCAAAAGCCAAGGAACTGATCCGGGATTACTACATGGGAGGAGCAAAGGCATGAAGCGGACAAAATTATTACACTGCATCCCATGTACAGTCCCAAAAGTAAAAAATTCCGACAGTGTGATCGCAGCAAGCCAGCTTCTTGAAGCGGACGGAGAGCGGGCAGTAGAGATCAGCCTGTTCGTCAAAGGGGAACTGAAAGCCCGGTATTTCGCAGATAAAGAGAACCACAGTACATGGGTAAATGAAACATGGACAACCTGCGGGCTCAAAAATGTACTCAGACTTTGCATGGGACAGCCAGTTTTGAAAAACGACTTTTACCACAGCTCCCCGGATATGGAGTGGGCTGCACAGGAAGACAGAGACAGGGTATATGATTTTCTGGATACCTACAGCATCGGCAGCTATGAGACTACAGTGAATGAAACAAAAAGAGACCTGGCATACATCCGGAAGCAGGAAAGAATCAATGAAATGATGGCAGAAGTCCCCTGCGTGCCGGAGGAAGCAGAGAGGTGGGTAGAAGATAAACTATTTCCGGGAAACATCCTGTTTTTTAAGAAAGAAGAGAAACGGACTGTATTCAGCTGTACCGCCTGCGGTTATGCCGGCTGGAGAAAAAGTGGATGGAAGCATGGAGAAAAAACCACATGCCCGAAATGCAAGGCACCGGTAACGACAAACAGCAGACAGGAGGAAAAGACAGCCAAAGCCATGGTAACCATCTTGCAGCAATATGGTAAAAAGTGGGTGGAGCGTCAGTTCCAGGCAGTCTGCAGATGGACAGCAGGGAAGAAAGACATAGAACTGTTCGAGAAGATCAGAGCCATCATACCGCTAGGAGAAACCTGGGGAAAAGTATGGTACGGGACGATTCAGGAAGCAGATGAATTTTCACAGGAATTCTGGGACAAACCACATGGAAAGAGATTCGTTCCGTCATACCTGTATCCCGGAAATCTTCCGGAAGTGTTAAAAGCCGGAGGCCTGGAACACTGCGGAATGGATATCCTTGCAAATGCAGGCATGAAATTCAACGTAAACATCTATATCATATCCTTCCACAACCACCCTTATCTGGAATATCTGACAAAAGCCGGTCTGACAAGACTGGCAGCAGATATCGTAAATGGTCACTGGGTAGAGATCAACAGAAACGGAAGGAATCTCAGGGAAGCACTGATGCTGGACGGAAACCACTTAAACAGGCTGAAAACGATAAACGGTGGAGCCACCATCCTGGGATGGCTCAGGTACGAACAGGACAATGACATCCGGATTACACAGGAAAGCTTGGAATGGATTGCCGGAAAGAATTTAAAAATAAGTGACTGCCAGGATATCCTTAATGAACTTGAAAGCGTAAACCGGATGGTCAACTATCTGAAGAAACAGAAAATAGCTCCAAGTAAATTCACGATCATATGGAGAGACTACCTGCGTATGGCAAGAGAAGAGGGATACGATACCACTGACGACATTGTGAGATTTCCAAAGGATTTAAAGGCTAGGCACGATCAGCTGGTAGAAGTGAGAAATCAGAGAAAGGATGATAAACGGCTGGAAGGATATAAGAAACTGGATGACCGGATAAAAGAAAGACTTCCGGGCATGAAAGACTACTTCTGGGAAGACCGGGAATACATGATCATACCGGCAGGGACATGTAAAGAACTGATGGATGAAGGAAGAACTCTTCATCATTGTGTGGGAAGCAGTGACGTTTACATGAAAAAGATGGCAAACGGCGTCAGCTGGATCCTGTTCCTACGAAGAAAATCAGAACTGGAAAAGCCCTACTACACCATAGAGATCAGCCTGAAGGACGACCATATCATCCAGTTCTATTCAAAATATGACCGACAGCCGGATAAAGAGACCATTAATGATGTCCTGAACCGGTATAAACGGAGTATCCGGAAAAAGAAGATAAAGATTCAGGTACCGGCAGCAGGCATAGCATAAGGAGGACACTATGGAATATATGCAGTTAAGTATGGATGACTATATCCAGAGCAAGAATGAGATCAAACAGGAACTGGGAGGGATCGTAAAGAGCTTCGTGCGGATCGGATGGCAGCTGACCCGCATAGATAAGTCAGGAGCCTATAAACACGATGGATACAACACCATTGCAGAATTTGCCAGAACAGAATATGGCATGAATCCATCAGGGGTCAGCCGTTTCATGAAAGTATATGAGAAATATTCCGTTCCGGGAGATACACCGGAGCTTAAGGAACAGTATAGGGAATTCAAATTCAATAACCTGGTAGAAATGCTCCAGCTCCCGGAAGAAGACCAGCAGATCTTCCATCCGGAGGACAAAAGAGAGGACATCCGCGAGTTAAAAGACTTCAACAAAGAAAATGAAAGCAATCCGATGAACCTCTTAGACTGGAAATCCGCACAGAGTACAGAGGACAAGCTCCACGCCACGATCCAGGAATTCTTCCGGGAAAAGACAGGAATCCTCAATGCCCTGTACAGCAGTGAGGCATACCAGTCCGGAAACATCAAGGAAATGGCACAGATCATCAACCCTGGTGACAGCATGAGTTATCGAAAAGGAACGGTCTTCTTAATGTTCCATCAGGAAGATATCACAGTCAAGATATTCAATGGAGAGATGAGGAATATCTCCTGGGACCAGTTTCTTACATATACACAGGAGATATTTGCGGAAGCGGCAGCAGGAGCGAAAACATATGAGAATTATTTCGGGATCCCAGAGGAAACTCACGACCCAACACCAAAAGAGATTCCGAAACCTACGCCAAAACCCGTATCGAATCCGATACCCAAACATGATGTTTACCCTGAACCGGAAATTGCGCCGGCGCAACAGCCAGAATCGGTGGAGAATGTGGAAAAAACTGTGGATAACCATGAAGAAAGTCAAAAAACAGCAGTTCCAGAAAAAGAGGACTCCGCATCAGGAAAACCTAAAGCAGATTTCCATTCTGAAACACCGGAATCTCAGCTGGAAACCATAGAAAAAAGTCAAGAAACAGCACTTCCAGAGTCGGAACCACAGATTCCAGGTCAGGACAGCATTGAAAACCATCCGGAATATATGCCAGAACCGGAAGAACAGCCAGAAAGCAACCTGAAACCAGAATTACAGGAAGACCATTTCGGTGAGGTCAACAAAATGGTGCCGGAAGAACTGGAAATTGCGCCGGCGCAATCCGGATCAGAGCCACCGGCAGCAGAACCTAAGACCAGAAAAGAGTATATAGATACGTTAACAGCTTATGGCACAGCGGAGTATATAGCGAGAGCCATGCGGCAGTTTGCAAACAAGACATACAACACACTTCTGGATCCGGTCTTCTGGAATGAATGGTTAAACGGAAAAGTAGACCATAACGGAAGATCTTGGGAAGATTAAGGGTGCCCTAAAATTCACATAGATACATCCTTCCTGTGTGAGCCTGTCAGATCACAGGAAGGGGAAAGGAGAAAAATGAATCTCAGACAGAAAAAGAAATTATTTAGAAAAGTAACCGGTCAGAATCCTCCGAGATGGATGCATTACAGTAGCCGCCGGTTCCATAATTTTCTTTGCAAACCCTGGGGTGATCTGGCAGAGCTGAAGAAACAGGCAGCCACCAGAGCAGTAGAAGACTTTAACTGGAATATTTCAAGGAGAAATGAATGGATAAGATCGTCACATCGATACAGGAGATAAATTTAGAGGACATCAGATTTCCGATCATTGCAGTATTTGAACACCCGGAAGATTATCCGACGAAATCTATAGGCAGAATATTTGAATTAACCAAACCAACAGATACCGTGATTGTAAAAGATACACTGGAAGAATTGCAGAAAGATATTCAGACATACTGGATAGGGATATTCTTCCAGAGAACAGAATTTGATGTACCGTCAATGAAAGGATGCTGGGTATGAATCAGGAAGGATTATTATTATTCCCCAAAGGAACCATTAGAAAAAAACGAAAGAAGCACCACAAAAGTATCATAGACAGAGACGCAAAAGGTCAGTGTTTCATCTGCGGAAAAACAGGCTATACAGAACGCCATCACATTTATGGCAGTGCAAACCGCAAATACTCCGAGCAATATGGCTTAACCGTATATCTTTGCCCGGAATGCCACAGAACATCAGATATAGCCGCACATAGAAATAAAGAAGTCCGAATTACTTTACAGCGGATTGGTCAGAGAGCATTTGAAGAGAAATGTGGTAGCAGGGAACAATTCGTAAAGACGTTTGGAAAAAACTATCTGGAGGAAGAATATATTTAAGGAGGACATATGAACATAGTACAAAGAGCAGAAATATGTAAACATAGTACAGGACACATCGGAGCTGTAGCAGTATACACCCGTCCCACCTGTCCGAACATGCACATCATCAAAGGCAAATATGTTACAGCCAGAACGAACTGCAAGGAATGTAGATTCTATGAGGAGAGGAAATGAATTTATATGAAATCACAGACATAAAGACAGGAAAGACTATAGAACCGGCGGTTACGCTGAAACAGGCAGCAGAAAGACTGAAGTGTTCCGGAAGTGCAGTATCAGGAGCTTATTATGGAAATTATGCAATTGGTCATAGATATGCAATAGAAGTGATAGATACAGCCATTGCAAAACAGGATCCAATATGGACCGAATGGGAAATGCGAAGAAACTGGTTTTTAAAATTATGTGGGAGGACATAAGAATGACAGGAAAGAACAAAGAAGGCTATCCGGATCCGACAGCCAGCAAAGCAATTCAGGCAGCAGATCATATGCCAGAGCATACATATAAAGATTATTGCATACTCAGAGCAATAGCATACCGCATGGGATTAAAGATAACCAGGATAAAGGATTTAGGATCTGGAAAGGAATGGAGCCGATAAAAAGAAGGAGGCCGGGAACTATCAAAAGCTCCCGGCTAAAAGTATGAAAAAGAAAAAGTTTTATTTGCAATTACTCTTTGCTCTGTACAGGTAATAATATACCCAGAAAATGTGAGCAATATGTGATACAGATTTGAAGAATTTGTGAAAGGGGAACGATACCGATGGAAACGACAGAGATTACAATTCAGGAAGAAAATGAACAGAAGAAAGAATACTTGAAATCCTACCGGCGGGCAATAAAGAGAGAACAGGACATCCTGGATGAGATACAGAGGTTGAGACTGGATAAGATGTTTCCATCGGTAGTCAATGATGGAATGCCACATGGCAGCAGTCATTCAGATCTGTCTGATTACGCAGCTATTCTGGATGAACAGATAGAACTTCTGAAAGAGGAACGTTTGGAGAAAGCCAGATGCTACCAGAAAATCGAGAGACAGATTCGCCAGATGGAGAATGAAGATGAACAGGAAGTGCTGAGACTGCGGTACATACTTGGGATGAAATGGGAAGAGGTGGCGGTGAAGATGGATTATAGTTGGAGACAGATACACAGAATCCATTCAGCTGCATTATTGAATCTTAAAATAGCATAAGACAAGCCTGGACGAAGCTAGATAAAACAAGATGGCATATCTTGTCACATAACATCTATGTTATTATTACAATGAACTCAGATGGAAAAGATCATTCAGAGTTCTCCTTCCCTTAGATGTCTGCCAGTACCCACTTGGCAGACTACCAGAACATCTCGCCAAGTGGGAACGAGCGTGAGCCATGGAGCCGCAGGTTCGAATCCTGATGTTCTGCTTTTCTCCTATGGAGAAATTCAAACCACATACATTTTTAAAAACGTCCTGTAGAAATATGGGGCGTTTTGCAGTATTATAAAAGAAAATGCATGTGGGAGGAACAAATGAATATTTTAAAATTATTTAATGAAGTTATTCAGTGGTGTGATGGAAATGTTGGATTTTTAAATGTAATATTATCGATATGCACGTTGACGTTAACTATTACAATTGCGAAAATTCCATATAAAAAGAAAATTGTCGGAACGTTGGAAATTATGCAGGAAAAAACAAAACATGATCCGTTTTTTAAATGCTATATAAACGTTTACTTAACTAATGTAGGAAGAACACCAATTTATATTAAAAACATTGAAATAGTAAAACGAAGAAGAAAAAGCATCGGCTCGTTTCTTATGAATCTAGGACATGGACAATGTAGAGAACTTAATATGGGAGAAAAATGCTCCTACTCAGGAATGTTTATTGATCCAATACTTGACAAACATTCTACAAACTTAAATGGACATGTGAGAATAAGAGTGACAGATATAGCCGGAAAAAGATATTATATATCGCGAACCTTTCCAGTAGGATAATGTTAAAGCTTAGACATTAAGATGAATTACAATAAAGGCAGCCTTCGGGCTGCTTTTTCTATACTCAAAAACGAAACGAATGAGAGGTGGTGAGACTTGGCGAGAGTACCTAGCGGTAGCTTGCAACGTGAAAATTAAAATTTAAGGACATTTAGCTCAGTGGTTAGAGCAACCGGCTCATAACCGGTCGGTCTTGGGTTCGAATCCCAGAATGTCCATGAAAACATAATAATATTTTAACAAATTACTTGACATATCGTGCACCATATGATATTATATATACATAAGGAGGTGAGATACAGATGAGTAACAGAAACCGGAGAAAGCCGGAAAACAAAAAGTCCGAAATCGACTGGAAGAGCTGGACACTCGGAGCGATAACGGACTTAGTCATCGGAATCATCTTATTGATTCTCGATAAGCTATTAAATTAGCAGAGAGGGGCGAGAGCCCTTCTCTTACAAAGAATATAACATATTTACTCATCTGTGTAAAGCATGTTGTGGAAACTTGGAATTTTTTTCATTGCAATCGGTTTAATAAAACTTTGCTGTAGCGCTGTCCATGTATTAATGAAACGGAGGGATAACAATGCCGATAGGTAGCCCAAAGCCTCAGACAGTTGCAACTCGAAAATATGAAAAGAAGACAGGATGGATGTCAAAGTCATACAAGATGAAGAAAGAGATTGTAGATGATTTTGCAAAAGCCTGTGAACTGGCAGGAGTCAGTCAGGCTGGTCAGTTAATGAAAATGATGCAGGAATTTACAGAACAAATTACGAATGAGCACTCGGAGTAATCCGGGTGCTTTTTCTATACATAAAATACCGCGGGATAAAGTAACGGTAACTTACAGGTCTCCTAAGCCTGGAACGGTGGTTCGAATCCATCTCCCGCTATCGAACAGGAGGGATGGCATGATATACAAACGATGTAGTAGATGCGGGAGTAGGGTACCGGCAGGGACTACGTGCCCGTGCAGAAAGAATAACATCAGAGAGTATGCAAAGCCAACCGGAATAAAGAAAGAATACCACGCGCAACGATGGAAGAATCTGAGACAGTTTGTACTTAACAGTTATGATGGACTGGATATCTATATATTATACAAGTACAACAGAATAGTAACAGCAGATACGGTGCATCATATTGAACTATCACAAGACAGACCTGATCTGTTCTATTCAGATTCAAATTTGATTCCAGTCTCAAGAGCTGGACATAAAGAGATACATAAACGATATGAGAAAGAGGGAAAGACGGTAGTGCAGGAGGAATTGAGAGGCTTTCAGATGCGTTTCAAGACCACCGGGGGATAGAAAAAAGTTTTGAACGGATCTCCCACGACCACGTATGCCCCTTTCTTTCTGCAAAATTCTAAAAACGAAAAAAAAGTTGGCAAATGAAAGGAGGGAGGCCAGAGGGCAAGACCGAGAGTGCCGGTAGAATTGCAAACCGGACATTTAAAAGTTATTGACGGACAGAAGAAAAGAGATGCAGAAGACCAGATAAAAACAGAGAAAAACCAGCTTAAACGACCTCCTTCTTGGCTGATCGATGATGTTGCTAAAAAAGAATGGCGAAGAGTTGTGAAAGAATTAAGCAAGCTAAATATAGTCGGAAATCTGGACTTAAACAATATAGGAGGTTATTGCAATGCGTTCGCAAACTACGTAAAAGCAACAGAAATATTGAGTCAGCAGACGTATTATGTTGATCGAGAAACCAGAACGGGAGTAATTGTTGTAAAAAATCCTATGGTTGATATTCAGAAAGGGTACGCAGAAGAAATGAGACGCTTCGCCGCCTTATGCGGTCTGACAATTGATTCGAGATTGAAGGCAGGATCGGCGAAAGTAAATAAGCAGCAGGAAGAAATTGAGAACCGGTTCGGTGCTATATGATTCTTGATGAACTTAAACAATACGCTCATGACTGTATATCCGGAAAAAATATCAGCGGCAGAAAGCATATATGGGCCTGCGAAAGACTACTGAAAGATATTGACCGAATTGGTCAATCAGATTTTCCGTACGTCTGGAATGAAAAACAGGCGGAGAATATCGTAGAGTGGTTTGCCCTTTTACGACATAGCAAAGGCATTCTGGCAAAACAGCCAATCATATTAACGCCCTGGCAAAAATTCAGAATTTGCCAGCTATACGGATGGGTTCATAAAGATACCGGATATCGGCGTTTTAAGAAATATTTCACAGAAGTGGCCAGAAAGAACGCGAAATCTCAGGAAGAGGCAGGTATTGCGCTCTATGAGGCAGCGGTTACATCAACCAAGAATGGAGAAGTATACGAGATTTATACTGCCGGCACAAAACGCGAACAGTCCAAAATTGTATTTGTGGAAGCCGGATTGATGCTTCAAGGGTCACCTTTGAGAATGAAATTCAAGGTAACCAGGGACTGCATAAAACATCTGAAGAGCAATAGCACAATCAAGCCATTGTCAAAAGATGATGGAAAGTCCGGGGATGGTACAAACCCTGCACTTCTGGTTCTGGATGAGTATCACCAGCACAGAACCACGGAGTTCTATGACTTGGGAATAGGATCAAATACAAAAGAGCCACTCTTAATGATCATAACAACGGCTGGCATGGATCTGACATACCCGTGCTATGTAACAGAATATCAGTACTGTTCTAAAGTTCTGGATCCAAACACAGATGTAGAAAACGATGAGTACCTGATTGACATTTGCGAAATGGATCCAGAAGATTATGAAGATATTTCAAATCTGGATAATGAGGAAAACTGGAAGAAAGCAAACCCGATAAGAATGACATATCCGGAAGGTGCCGATAAGATTCGTGGTGAATATAAGATTGCCCGAGAACAGCCGGAACATATGACAGCATTCCTCACAAAAGGCCTGGATGTCTGGGTACAGGCAAAAGAAAATGGATATATGGATATGGCCAAGTGGAAGGAATGCGAACTAAAAGAGATTCCAATTGAGATATATGGTCAACCAGTATATGTAGGATTTGATATGTCTGCAAAAACAGACTTGACCTCAGTAACATTTATGATCCCGTATCTTTCTGGAGAATATGACGGCAATGGGAAAGAAATAGTGAAATATTATTTCTGGACGCACAGTTTCATTCCCACCAGAGAGAAATTACATGAACATATTGTGAAAGACAAAGTCCCATACGATGCATGGGAACGTCAGGGATTCCTAGAAGTAACCAATACACCGATTGTAGACCAGGGGAGGGTCATGAGATATGTAATGGAGGAATGCGAAAAGCACAACTTGAAAATACAGTGCCTCTGCTTTGACCCAGCTAACGCAAGCAAGCTTATGATGGATCTTTCAGATGAGGGATATGACGTGGAAGAAGTATTCCAGAGCCATAAGCACCTAAACGAAGCAACACAGGGATTCAGAGAACAGGTTTTCTGCAAAAATGTGGGATATTTGCCAAACCCACTGCTTAATTATGCAATGAGCAACGCAGTGGTACGCCAGAGCAACGGACTGATAAAGATTGATAAAGATGCAACAACAAAACGAATCGACCCGGTAGATGCAACCTTATGCGCTTATAAATTGGCAATGTTTCATCAGTTCGGGGATGATTACGGCGACTATATAGACAGTTTTATCGAGGATATTTTACATGAAAATCACACAGATTATTAAAAGAGTATGGAACAACCTGATAGGTTCTCCCGATGATCTGAGTGACGAAGAGATGCTTGAATGGCTCGGAATTGATACAAATCTGAAGAAGCAGGAAATAAATGAGATTACATATTTTACCTGCTTAAAGATGCTCTCCGAGACAATGGGTAAGCTTCCACTCAAATTTTATCAGCAGACAAATCAGGGCAAGATAAGAGCTGAGCCAAATGCTGCGGCCAGGCTTCTGATGAACAGACCAAATAATATTATGACCCCGGCTACGTTCTGGGGTACAGTAGAATACAACTGTGAGCATTATGGTAATGCCTATGTATGGATTCAGACGGTTTTTGAAAAGAAAGGCAGATATGGCGGGGAATACCGGATATTGGGATTCTGGATCATGCAGAGCAATTATGTACAGGTTTTATATGATAACGCAGGAATCTTCGGGAATAACAATGGGGGATTGTATTACCGATACAGTGATCCATTAACTGGAAAGCAATACACCTTTTCGCAAGAAAATGTGCTGCATTTTAAAACATGGTGCACAATTAATGGAATCCTTGGGAAGCCGGTGCGACAACTTCTAAAGGATTCACTCTCGGGCGCAATAGAATCACAGAATTATTTGAACAAGCTGTACAAAAGCGGTCTGACAGCATCAGCAGTCTTACAGTACACAGGCGATCTGGACAAAGGAAAGCGATTGGCTCTGCAGAAAGAATACAATAGTCTTCTGACAGGAGCGAAGAACGCAAAGAAAGTAGTTGCCGTTCCGGTTGGAATGACATTACAGCCGTTAAACATCACTTTGGCAGACGCCCAATACGCCGAATTAAAGAAATATTCCGCATTGCAGATAGCTGCAGCTTTTGGAATTAAGCCTAATCAGCTAAATGATTACGACAAATCCAGCTATTCCAATTCAGAAACGCAACAGCTTGCCTTCCTGGTAGACACAATGAGCTATCGCCTGACACAGTATGAACAGGAAATCAACTATAAATGTCTGAGCCAGAAGGAAATAGACGTGGGATATTATTTTAAATTTAATGAAAAAGCGATTCTCAGAACAGATTCAAAGACGCAGAAGGAAGTTGTGACAGGATATGTGCAGAATGGCTTATACACGATAAATGAGGGCAGGGATGCTTTGGATCTTCCAAAGGTTGAAGGCGGAGATGTCAACATGGTTAATGGAACTTATCAACCAATCACTCATATCGGAGCAGCATATGGAATCAATCAAGGAGGTGAAGGAGATGGAGATTGATGTGAGGGGAGATATTATCGGGAACGACGACAAGTGGATCTATGACTGGTTGGAATGGGATTCAACCTGTCCGGATGATGTTAAAAGCGCTCTGCAGACAATGCCTGCAGGTGAAAAACTTATTGTGAACATTAATTCCGGCGGTGGCTCAGTAATGGCAGGGCAGGAGATCTATAGCTTGCTTCATGGAAGGAAGGATGTGGAAATCCATATCCAGTCACTTGCTGGAAGCGCGGCAAGCGTGATTGCAATGGCAAATACTTGTAAAATGAGTCCTGTAGCAACAATCATGATACACAATGTATCTATGAGCGGAGCATCCGGTGATTATCATGACATGCAGAAGAATGCAGAAATTCTGAAAACCATGAACAGTGCACTGGCAGAAGCTTATGTCGCAAAGACCGGAAAGACCAAAGATGAGATCCTGAAGATGATGGACAAAGAGACATGGATCACAGCCGGTCAAGCACTGGAGATGGGATTTGTTGATGAGGTCGAAGAACTTCAAACACAGATAACTAACAGCATCTGCGGAATTCGACTTACAGAAGACATCCGGCAGCAGGTAACGAAAGAAAAAGAACTGCAGAACAAAAAAGAACAATTAAAGAATGAGCTTTTAAACGACTTGGACAAATATGGTGTCTGAGTCATTTTTATTTGGAGGTAAACATGAATAAAAAATTACTTGAATTATTGAATCAGATTAATGAAAAGAAAACAATGGTTCAGAACCTTGTTGAACAGGGAAAACTGGAAGAAGCAAGAGAAGCAAAGAATGAGCTGACAGAGATGCAGACCCAGTTCGACCTGTTAAAAGATGTGATGGACCCAGAAGGAAACGGAACTGCTGAACCGCAGAACGTAACTCCGGTACCAAATAAGGAACCAGAAGATTCCACAAAAGAATTTGCAAACGCAGCCAGAAGAGGCTTCAGAAACGCAACCATGACAGAAGGCTCACCTGCAGATGGCGGGTACACTGTTCCGGAAGATATTCAGACCAGAATCAACGAGTACAGAAGCACCAAATTCTCTCTGTCCAGTTTAGTTGATGTTCAGAGCGTTACAACAAATAAAGGGCAGAGAACCTTTAAAAAACGCGCTCAGCAGACTGGATTTGCAAAAGTGGGTGAGGGAGCAAAGATTACAGCCAAGAACACACCACAGTTTGAAAGAAAAACATATGAGATTGATAAATACGCCGGATACTTCCCTGTTTCAAATGAACTCCTGGAAGACTCTGACGCAAACATTACAGCAACACTTACAAACTGGATCGGAGATGAATCCAGAGTAACAAGGAACAAAATCATCCTTGAACAGCTTCAGACAAAAGCGGTGACCGCAATGGCATCAGTTGATGATATCAAGAAAGCGTTAAATGTAACTCTTGGACAGGCGTTCAAGACAACATCCGCTATTGTAACCAACGATGATGGTTTGCAGTGGCTTGACACTTTAAAAGACAACGAAGGAAGATATCTCCTCCAGCCGGATCCGGCCAACCCGATGCAGCTTAGACTTTGCGCCGGCGCAACTATCGTTCCGGTATATGTGATTCCGAACGCAGATCTTGAGTCAGATACAAAGACTGCAAAGACCAGAAAGATTCCAATGTTCATCGGTGATCTGAAAGAAGCAATCATATTCTGGGACAGAAACCAGATGACATTGATGACATCAAACATTGCACAGATCGGAACATTGAATGCATTTGAGGAAGATCTGACTATTTTCCGTGCAATTGAAAGAGAAGACTGTACAGTAAAGGATGACGCAGCGTATGTTTATGGACAGGTTTCCATCACAGACGCAACAGTAGTCGGAGCATGATAAGGCGGTGAGTCTATGAATATCGATGCCGTAAAAGAGTATCTGAGAATTGATGATGATGCCGATGATGCAACCATCGGTGTCATGATTGATGCGGCAAAAGAATACATAAGAGATGCCGTGGGACGCTGTGATGAAAGAAATCCAAAGACAAAACTGTTGTTTTATACACTTATGCAGGATTTTTACGAAAACCGTGTTCTGACTGTAAAAGAATCAGATAAGCCACGGCTTGCTCATACAACTAATTCGATCGTTCTTCAGCTTCAGGCACAGTTACTGCAGGAGGAGAATAATGGTTGACATCGGTAAATTGAACAGGCGGATAACTTTTCTCCGCTTGGAAATCTCAGAAGATGAAATGGGTCAAGACAAATCTGAATGGAAGAAATATCGGACAGTGTGGGCGACCGTAAAGCCATATAAATCCTCAGAATACAATTTTATGAGCAAATTGAAACCAGAGGTCACACATAGGATTTATATCCGGTTCAGGAAGGATATCACCGCGGACATGAGAATTCAGTATCAGGGACACGTTTATTCTATTGCGGGACCTCCGCTGGATATGGATAATCAGCACAGAATGTTAGAGATTCAGTGCGAGGAGGTGTTCGAAAATGTCAAGTATCAGTTTTGACTTCGACACCTCTGAATTTATTAAAGCAATGGAAAGTACAGCAAAACAATATCCAGCATCCGCAGAAAAGGTCTTGAAAAAAGAAGCACGAAATATCGCCAAGGATTTGAAAGGAAGAGTGAATTCAGAGGCAGAAGGGCATCATTATATTAGCCCCAGAAGTGAAGAAAAGCCCAAACCATTAGCGCAGAGCTTCCGCCAGGGAAAAGTAATTCGCTCTGGAAGTAAAATGACTGTTGCAGTAACGTCTTCAGCTCCGCATTACCATCTTTATGAGCTTGGCCACGATATGGTAACTCATAAGAGGAAAAACAAAAGAGGCAAGGGAATGATTGGAAGCAATCGTAAAGTTGGAGAAGTTAAAGGCAAGAAGACAGTTGCAAAATATATGGCACAACGCGCGGATCACGCCGAGCTGATCGGACAGGAACTGTTGGACGAGATATTGAGGGAGGCAGGACTTGACACTTAAAGAAATAAAAAAAGCGGTCAATTCCGCTCTGAAAGAAAGATATCCGGATATGAAGATATACGGAGCAGACACCGTAGAGGGCTATACGCGGCCTTCTTTTTTTGTGTATATAACACAGACGTTTTCTGAATCCACAAAGAACGCATTCCACAAGAATGTTGAAGTGGAGATTGATTTTATTCAAAAACACACAAATGAAGCAGACGGAATGGATTTTTTTGCGGCCATGGAAGAAATGTTCGGGCAGAAGCTGACAATTGGCAGCAGAAGCCTGAACACAAGCAACATGGATCTAAACTTTCAGGGCGAAAACGCAAACATTCCAGTCTGCCAGTTTGATGTGGAGTTCTGGGATGTAATTCCAAGAATGGATAGTAGCAAGTTGATGGAAGAATTGAAATTATCACAGGAGGTAAAACAAGGGGATTACCAGTAATGAATATTATTTTTACTGCAGCCGCAAGAAACACAATCAGAAGATCTGAACGCGGTGTAGTGGGAATGATTGTAAAAGATGCGAAAGTGCCGGCAACAAATCCGGCTATGATTTATAAAGAAAAAGATATTCCGGAAGAACTGAGCGATGCAAATAAAGAGCAAGTGAAACTTGCCCTGGTTGGGAACGATACAGCACCTGCTAAAATCGTGCTGTATGTTCTTAGTTCCAACGCTGAGAATTACGAAACGGCGCTGAATTATTTTGCGGTCAAAAAGGTTACCTGGCTGTGCTGTCCGACAGCAAAGACGGACTCGCAGACAGAGACCATTGTGACATGGGTAAAAGATCAGCGTGATGAGCGAAATAAGGTTAAAGCAGTGCTTCCGGAAACAGAAGCAGATAATGAAGGAATTATAAATTATGCTACAGCCAGCGTAAAAGTTGGTGAGAAAGAGTATACAGCAGAATCCTTCTGTTCAAGAATCGCAGGACTGCTCGCCGGTACATCTCATAAGAGTTCCGCAACATACGCAATTCTCAATGATGTAACGGAGTGTGAGCAAAAGAAAAAAACCGAACTGGACGCAGAAATTGACGCAGGAAAACTGGTCCTTTATTATGATGGCGAAAAAGTAAAAGTGGGACGGGGAGTCAATTCCTTACAGACAGTTAGCAAAGAAAAAAAGAAGCCGTGGAAAAAAATCCGTGTAGTTGAAAGCATGGACATGATCCACGATGACCTTGTTCTTTTGGCAGAAGACAATTATATCGGGAAATACCCGAATACATATGCAAATAAGTGCCTGCTTATTTCGGCAATTAATTCCTATCTGGCAGAAATGGAGAGAAATGGAATTATTGAGGGTTACACAATTGACCTGGATGTTGATGCAATCAAGGAATATATCATTAAAAACAAGGGCGTAACAAGAGATGAAGCAGAAGCAATGAGCGAGGCAGAAATCAAGAAACAGTATACAGACGAAAAGGTTTTCCTGGCAGCATCCGCTACAATGGTGGACGTAATGGAAGACATTGATCTGAACATCACTGTGTAAGGAGGAATGAATAAGGGACAACTACACACCGGACAGAGTCATTAACGGAACCTTCGGGGAATGCTGGATCGACAATGACTACATGGCAGAAACAACTGCTTTAGAAGCAACAGTAAAATTGGATACAACAGAAGTGACCAGAACCGGAACACTGGAAAAAGGGTATAAAGTAACTGGAATCACATGCAGTGGAACACTAAAACTTAATAAGGTGACTTCGTACATGCTTAAAAAGATCGGGGATAATCTGAAAAAAGGAAAAGCAACAAGAGCAACGATTATTTCAAACATCGAAGATCCGGAAGCATTCGGAGCAGAACGTATCCGCCTTGACGATGTCGTATTCACTGAAATCAAACTGGCAGACTGGGAAGCAGGAAAGCTCCTGGAAGAATCCATTCCATTCAGCTTCTCGGGATGGGAAGTCCTGGAATCAATAGACGTATAAGGAGATAAAACATGAATTTAATTGAAAAATTACTTTGTGTAGACAAAGAAAAGGCAACAGAAAAAGCAACCAAAAAGATTAAATCAAAAAAACTGGCTAAATTAGTAGGGGAAGATGCTGAGATTACGATCAGAGAACTGTCCGGAAAGAGATACAATACTCTCCAGGCCATGCTTTTTGACAAAAAAGGAAATCGCGATGTAAATGCTACATATGATTTTAATTTAATGTGCTGCGTGCATGGTGTTGTAGACCCGTGCCTGACAGACAAGAATCTGATGGATCATTTTGGAGCTGCTACGCCGAAAGATTTGGCGGCAATTTTGTTTGGAATGGAATCCGGAACAATTGCTGCAGAGATCGTAAAGCTTTCAGGGCTCGGAGAAGATGCCGAGGAAGAAGTAAAAAACTCATAAAGGTGGACGGCGAAGCGAGCGTAGCTTATGCTTTGTTCCGCCTGAAAAAGTGGAAGCCATCAAAATATTACAAAATGGGCGCGGGAGAACGACTGATTACCCGCGCTTTTTTAAAACAGGAACTGCAGGACATTGAGAAAGAGGTGAAGAACAAGGGCAGGTAAGACAGTTGCAGCAGTTGTAAAATTGATTGATGATTTTAGCAATCCATCAAGACAAGTAGCGGCACAGGCACGTGACTTGGAAAAACGGTTTAACAATGTTGCTGATGTGTTTAACCATGCCGGCGAAGCGTTCTCCACAGCCGGTGAAACTCTGACAAAATCGGTCACTGCGCCGCTAACAGCCGTTGGAACGGCCGCAGTCAAATTCTCCTCTGATTCACAGGATGCCTTCCAGCAGTTTGCAGCAGCAACCGGAACAGCAACAGAAGAGATGGGTAAATACAAGGACATGATCAACAATGTCTACAAGGATAATTTCGGCGAATCCATTAATGATGTTGCAGAAGCAATGGCAACGGTTAATCAGAATATGTCCTATCTGGATGATTCTGCCCTGCAGAGATGTACAGAATATGCCTATACTCTTTCAGACACGTTCGGATATGATGTCGCGGAAAGCACTAGAGCTGCAGATACGTTGATAAAAAATTACGGTGTATCAGCAAGAGAAGCGTTTAATTTGATCACCCAGGGAGCACAGTCAGGAATGGACTATTCCGGGGAAATGATAGACAGTATCGATGAGTATTCTGTGCAGTTTAAGAAGTTAGGACTGGATGCAGAAGACATGTTCTCCATATTTGCCAATGGCGCTCAGAATGGCGCTTTTAATCTGGATAAAGTCGGAGATGCTGTAAAAGAATTCTCTATAAGAGCAATAGATGGTTCAGATACGACAAAGCAGGGATTTGAAGCTCTTGGAATGGATGCAGCGAAAATGGCAGAGAAATTTGGAGCCGGAGGAGATACCGCAAAGGAAGCATTCAATGAAGTGATAAAAGGACTTGCTTCCATGGATGATCCTGTAGCGCAAAGCACAGCCGGTGTTAACTTATTCGGAACTATGTGGGAAGATCTGGGACCACAGGTCATAACCTCAATGTCAACTGCCAGCGACGCAATAGATAAAAACAGGGAATCTGTCGAAGAACTTGTAAATGTAAAATACGATACATTATCAGGAGCTTTGGGAGGACTCTGGAGAACCATACAGGTGGACGTTCTGCAACCGATCGGAAATCAGTTGATCCCATATGTTACAAAAGGAATTGATGTAATAGGAAAACTGACTGATAAATGGAATGCAATGAGTCCTGCTACGCAGAAAAGTATCGTTAAAATCGCGGGGTTTGCGGCAGCGGTCGGACCAGTTTTAGTAGGGATCGGAACACTTAATAAAGGGATTGGAAAAACTATTTCGAATGCAGGGACGCTTGCAGGAGCAGTAACGAAAGCAGGAGGAGTGTTTAAAATGCTTGCAAGCCCGGCAAATATTGCTACAGTGGCAATCGTTGCGGTAGCGACAGCAGCAGTGCTTATCTATAAAAACTGGGATAAAATCAAACCTGTGATCGATAAAGCGAAAGATGGTCTGGTGAATTTCGGACAGGCAGCCGGAAAATGGATTGGATCAGTCATAGACTGGGCACAGGAAATGTGGAAGAATGTCAAAACGGCTTTTGAAAAATTTGCAGATGCAATCAAACCTGCAATTGATATAGCCGTAGAAGCGTTTAAGGGATGGTATGAGAATGCAGAGATTGTTATCGGGGGCATAAAAGATTTTCTTTCCGGAATTATTACTTTCCTTACAGGCGTGTTCCAGGGAAACTGGGAAAAGGCATGGAATGGAATTGTTCAGGCGGTAGGTAGCATTTTCGGAACCCTGGAATCGCTTGTAAAGACACCACTTAATGCGGTAATCAACCTTGTAAATAAAGCAATTGGAGCGATTAATAAAATAAGTGTTGACCTCCCCAGTGCTATTGGCGGAGGTCACGTTGGATTTGATATTCCAACAATTCAGACACTTGCAAAAGGCACAGACAACTGGCAAGGTGGCATTGTACAGATCAGCGAAAAAGGTGGAGAAATTGTTGATCTTCCATCCGGAAGCAGGGTCTATCCTCATGATGAATCTGTTCGTATGGCACGCCAGGAGTCAAAGAAAAACTTTTCCGTAACGATTGCCAAGTTAGCAGACAGCATTGTGGTAAGAGAAGAAACCGATATCGACAAGATTGCAGAAGCAATTGTAAAAAAGATAGAAGAAACAGCAGAAAACATGCCACAGATGGCGTAGGAGGTAAAATGGAATATTGGCTTAAATGCGGAGAGGATTCCATACAGCTTCCTATCCGCCCGGCGTCATACCAGATAACGCAGGAAAACTCGCATCAGGCAGTGAACGTCCAGACGCGAGGAGATGTGACGATTTTGGGAAAGAAAGGACTCAAGACTTTTTCACTTGAGTCTTTTTTCCCTGCACACGATTACCCGTTTGCAGATTATCCGAAAGACAGAAACCCATGGGAATATGTCAAAAAAATATTGAGCTGGCAGGAAAAAGAACTACAGTTTATTATTACAGAAACAAAAGTCAATAAATCGGTTATAATTCAGACGTTTACATTTTCAGAAGAAGACGGAACAGGCGATATAAAGTACAGCCTGTCACTAAAAGAGTACAGGCCACCGAAGTATACTAAACCTGTGAAAGCGGTACTAGAACCGGTTAAGACCACTAAAAAGAAACCAGAGAAAACAACCACTCGAACGGATTCGAAAAAGAAAACAAAAACGTACACCGTTAAAGGAAACGACACACTCTGGGGTATAGCAAAGAAATACTATGGCTCTGGAAGCTATTATACAAAACTATATAATGCAAACAAAGCGGCTATCGAAAAAGCCGCAAAAAAGAATGGCTTAAAAAGCAGTTCTAAAAATGGAGTAAAAGGCTGGTATATATATGACGGGACAAAGCTGGTGATACCATGAAAATAATGTGGAATGATGCGAAAATAACCGGTTATGTAACGAGCGTGACTTGGGCTGGGAGTGCTAAACAGGCAGCCAGAACAGTCGTGTTTAGTGTTGCATACAGCCCGAATGATAAGAATGTCAAGACTCTTGGCATAAAATTAGGAGACAAAATTGTATTCTACCCGGGATATCCGGATGATAAAAAAACGAAATTTGTCGGAATTATTACCCAAAGAGAAAGAAAATCTGAAATGGGTGAGCTACAGTATACAGCAACTGACGGCATGATGCATCTCTTACGATCTAGCGGTACATACCGTTTTGCAAACAAAACACCTGAAAAAATCGCACAGATGGTCTGCAGAGACGTAAAAGTAAAGACCGGATCAATTGCAAAAACTAAGATGCCTATTGCGAAAATATTCTTTCAGGAACGCCCGTATTATGAAATTATCATGGCTGCATACACAAAAGCATACCGAAAAAACAAGAAAAAATACATCGCACAAATGAACGGAGATAAGCTGGAGGTCATACAGAAAGGGAAAGTTATCCCCAATTTCCACATACGGCAGGGGGAAAGAATTACAGAGTCCTCATATACAGAAGATTTAGACAGCATGGTAAATCGTGTATACATCTATGACTCAAACAATAATAAAATTGGAAGTGTGAGTAACTCAAACTGGATAAAGAAATACGGCATATTTCAAAACGCGATATCCGTAGATAGTGGAAACGGGAAAACGGAAGCTAAGGCAGAACTGCAAGGCATAAATAAAACCGCAAATTTGACTATGATTGGGGACTACAGATGCATTTCTGGATTAGGTGTGATTATAGAGGACTCCAGGACCGGACTGAAGGGAAAATTTTGGATAGAAAATGACAGCCATGAATGGAACGGTGGAGTTTATACGACAACTTTGGAACTTGCGTTCAAAAACGTGATGGATATTCAGGAGGAAGACGAGGAACAGATTGCGAATTCTGCAGGCGGCAGCAGTACAACGACCAGCAATGCACTGGATGATGTACTGAATCAGGCACGAGCATGGATTGGAATATCAGGAAGCACGAATGAAGCCACACAATACTACGGGTACAATGGAGTTGCATGGTGCTGCATCTTTCAATGGTCAATCTTCAATAAATCTGGACATGGAGACCTGTTTATGGGTGGAGGAAAGACTGCAAGCTGTTCTGAGGTGACACAATGGTACCGGGCAAGGGGAAAATTTGGAACAACGCCAAGAGTTGGCGCACTGGTAGTGTACGGACCAGGTGGAGAAAGCCATATAGGCTTGGTGGAAAGTGCTTCCGGATCGGGAATCAACGATTATGTGTCTATTGAGGGAAATACAAGCGGTGCAACAGGCGGACTTGCAGCACGAAAGCAGTATGGAAATCGAAGAAGTGACGTATATGGATTTTGTTACATTGACTATCCTGTTACAACAATATCAGTTGGAAGCGGTACAGCAATATCCGGAACAACTGTAAATATTCCATCGTCTGTCCCGCAGACAGGGATTACCGGCAACTACACTTGCTATCCACAATTTTACGGAAGATGGAATGCAGGAACGACGCAAAGAAGAGTTTCTGAAATATGGGGACAAAAAGGAAAAGCAGGAAGCCCTGAGAACATAGCAACCATAGATGGCTACTATCTGATTGCTGTAACACAGAAATTTGGTCAAGTAGGAGACGTTGTATGCGTGGTGTTAGCAAATGGAACAAGAATAAATTGCATGATCGCAGATGAGAAAGACCCTGGTGACAGCAATTACACAGAATGGGGACACGACCTCGGAGGTGGAAAAGCAGACGTGATTGAATGGGAGTCGATGGTATATGGATTCCCGAACGTGGATAAATGGAGAGGTCAAAGAGTAACGACTATTATTAACGGAGGAAGATACAAAGGGCTATAAACACATACGAACGCTTTATAGGACAAATGCGAGAAGCAGGAAAGTATTATAATGATCCGACTATCCAGTTGGGAAAGGTTCTTGCAAATGGGAAAATAAAAGTTGGAGATCTTCCCCTGGAAAAAGGAGATTACCTCTTGTCTTGCAATCTCCGCCTAGATGCAGGCAAAAAAATATATTTTCACACAGAAATGACCGATTCGGTCACAAACATGAAAGAGTACACAAACGATATTCTCGTCGAAGGAGATAAAATTTTGACTTTAAAAATTGGAGAAAAATTTGTGATCATAGCAAAGGTGGTGGAGCCAGAATGATGTTTCCATTTATAGACGCAGATGATGAAGATGGCATCCAGGAGCCAGAACAGTACATTCCGAAGGAATATGGGATTAATTTTGAAACCGGTCAGCTTTCCGGAAAGATTGTTGAAGGCTATGACGCTATCCTCGTATGGGCTTGGCTTGCCTTACACACGTCACGATACCGGTATTATATCTATTCAGAAGATTACGGACAGGAATATGAAGACTTAATCGGGAAGAGTTATTCTTCGGAATTGACACAATCAGAATTAGAAAGAATGACGGAAGAATGCCTGATGGAAAACCCATATATCACAGGAATTAAGAACTTCTCTTGCATAAAAGAAGAGGAAAAAGTAACAATATCATTCTCGCTTATCACAACATTAGGAGACGGGGAGGTGAGCACGAGTGTATGAGGATATGACATATGAAACAATTATGCGCGAAATGATGGAAGATATGCCAGATAATATCGATACATCTGAGGGCAGTTTGATTTTTAACGCCTGTGCAAAACAGGCGGTGCGTCTGGAAGAAGCTTACCTGCTCTCGGCTGGGCTTGAGCAGAACATGTATGCAGATACAGCTGACTTAGAACATCTGATTCGGAACGGAAACGAAAGAGGTGTATACATCAATGAAGCTACATACGCTGAATTTACTGCTCAGTTTAATTGCAAAGTTCCAGAAGGTTCAAGATGGAATTGCGATGAATACAACTACACAGTGTTTAATGTAATCAATGAAGAAGAACATACATATCGAATCGGCTGCGATGATCCCGGATCAGAACCAAACCGTATTTTAGGAGACTTAGAACCAATCGATTTTGTAGACAATTTCGAATGGGGGAAGATCTTAAAATGTACATTAGAGGCCACGGACCAGGAAGATACAGAAACATATAGAGCAAGAATCCTAAATATGTACAATTATCGTGGATGCGCTGGAAACCGAGAATACTATAAAAGCCGCATTAAGGAAATGAGCGGTGTATATGGGTGCAAATTAAAAAGAGTATCAGCACCAGATGACAAGATCAGCATAACGATCATCGGAAGCGATTACCGGATGCCGACAAATGACATCATAAATTCCGTGCAGACAGCAGTGGACCCGGTTGTAAACAGCGGAGATGGAGTAGGAATCGCCCCGATTGGACACAGGGTTCTCATATCAGGTACTGGAGAAACAGAAGTAAACATAAAAACTAATATAACATATGACACAGGATATTCTTACGATGATTTGAAAAGCTATATTACACAGGCAGTAGATGAATATCTCCTTGAGCTTCGGAAAAAGTGGGAAGAGAGCGATTCTATTGTGGTCCGCATTTTACAGATTGAAGCTGCAATCGTAAACATTGACGGTATTGTTGATGTGACAGGAACGACGATAAATGACGCAGAGCAGAATTTGCAGATTACAGACGGAACCGTTCCAGTAAGGGGTGAAGTTGTATGCACGTAAATGTTGAATATCCAGAAATAATCTTGGGCATTAAGGATGTTAAAGCTGTAATTGATGCAGGGGACAAGATAGGAGATGCCTTAGAAAATGCCTTGTTTGAATTAGATAATGACATCTGCGTAAAAACATCTGAAGAATCTGGAATCGCACACAGGGAAAAGATTTTAGGAATCAAACCGAGGGATACAGATTCTATAGATGATAGGCGACTGGAGGTACTACTCAGATGGTATGATAGCCCTTTGTATACAGAAACTGTACTCAGGCAAAAAATGGATGCAACTTTGGGAGATAATCAGTATGTACTAAAAATCGACTTGAATACAAAAACTGTCTTTTGCCTTGTTGAGTTGACACGAAAGAGGATGCAGGAAAGCGTGAATGATATGCTTGATCAGATGGTGCCGTTGGACTATTTGATATCCGTAACACTCAGATACAACACGTGGAAAAAAATAAGTGAAAATCTGACATGGAAGCAGGCACTACAGAAGACATGGTATGCAATGAAGGAAGAGGTGTTGTAGTGGAATATACAGAGCATTACCGGTTTAAGAAACCGGGATATGAAGACTTTGCAGATATTGAAGATATCAATTACGCTCTGGAACAGCTAGATGGCAAATTCTATGAGCAGGAAAGTAAAATTGACAAAGCAGTGGCAATAACTGGGGAATTAGTGGTTGTTAAACAGACAACACAAGAAATGAAGGCACAGATTGAAACATACACGCAGCAGATACAAAAGAATACGAATAATTTAGCTGTGAGTATGTCTGATATTGCAAAACTAACATTTCAGCTGCAATTAAAAGATCTGATTGATTCTTCAGATATGACACTCGTAGCTGTAGACCAAATAGATTCGACAGATTCAGTCGTAATCACATCCGGAACCTACGCAGACAAGAAGGTCTATATATGATAGAACCATAGAAGATAAAAATTGGAAATTCGGGGATATGAGCCCTAAGAGAAAGGAGAAAGAAAAACGTGGCAAACGGAACCATACATAAACTTGGTACACTGTATGTGGCGAATGCAAAGAAAGCAAGACCTACGAAACCCTGGCAAGACACGAACGGATCCGCACCGGATACAGGAAATCTGTTGGATTACGGAAACGGATCGAATGCCATTGAAATCAAAGACACAGATTCAAATGATGCCTACAAATTGCAGTGGGTGGAGGTCAACGACGGAAGTGATAAGATTCTGATCTGCGACAGGAACCTGCTTATGGATATTCAATGGAACCGTCTGAACGCATTAGGATTCTGCGGAGCAAAAGGGAGCGGAAAGAAGATAACCATTGACGGACAGCAGTATGAATTATTCATGTTGACCGGCGGAGCGAGTTCCTCTGCGCAGTCAGAAATCACAGCATCAAACGAATGGGATAAATATATCGGAAACCTTGGGAAGTTCTCCGGACTTCCAACACCGCAGAGCCAGGACCTTCAGAATAGCAGCTCATCTGCCAACTTTACAACAGCCCACAATAGGATTTGGAACTGGGCCGGTTGCTATAGCTGGTGCCAGAACACAACAACAAATGGAAGTTCATACAGGGCTTGGCGCGGCTACTTTGGCGCGCGTTACTGGAACAACAGCTATTCGAACAATTACGACGGCGATATCGGCTGGCGCCCCGCCCTCCGAGTTCTGAACGCTGCCCCACGGATTACCCCGGCCAGCAAAAGTTACGGCGAACTAAATAAACCGCAGAACATTTCTTTTTCTGTGTCCGACCCCGACGGAGATACCTTTGATGTAATCGTTAAAATTGATGAAGTACAGAAGGAATCATACGAAAGCCAGACAGGAAGATCTTATACGTTCCAGATGAGCAAATACTGGGACAGCCTGGGACTTGGGAACCATACCGTTGCAGTCATTGCAATAGATTCCAAGGGAGATGCGAAAACAGTTGCTTATACGTTTAGAAAAATAAATCATGCTCCAACAGTTTCCCCAACAACATTAAATTCTGGAGATTTAAAGAAGCCACGGAATATTGAATACACCATAAGCGATTCCGACGACGACGATCTGACAGTTGTAGTGAAAATAGATAACACAGAGAAGGAACGTTATACAGCGCAAAGAAATGGAGCCAGAACTTTCCAAATGAGCAAATACTGGCCGGACTTGAAATTAGGGACGCATACGGTAGCGATCACTGTGACAGATAGTTGGAACGAAGCAGCGACAGCGACATATTCTTTTACAAAAACAAACGGATCTGCAGAGGCACCAACAATCACAAGCCCATTGAGTGGAGAACGCCGGAAGAACAGCTTTTATGTAGAGTTTACGATCGGATCAGACGCAGAGGGAGACACTCAAACAGTTAGAATTCAGGCTGCAGATAACATAGAAATGACGAAAAACCTAAAAGAGTTCACGCGGATGGAAAAGAAGACAGACGCTGGTTGGATTCAAGTAACCTCAGCTTCAAACGAAGATGTTAAAAGCGCGTTCCGAATAAATGTAAACGGAATGAGTGGAGAGAAATACATCAGAGTGGTATCTACAGATACGGGGTCTGGAATGGACACCAATTCTTCTGTGATCCATGTGCGAATCGGGACAGTTTTAGAAGTGCAAATGCGCCCGCAGGATACCAGCAAAAGAATTGAAAAAACAATAGTCCTTTTAGACCTTACCGCAGACGAAAAGATTACAAAAGAAATCTGGGTTACGAATAATGCAAATGATGATTCACCGTCCTGGGAAACTTACACACCAGATTCTGCCGGAAATCATACCTTTGAGAACATAGAGAAAACCGCAGACAAATGGGCAGTTGCGGTGAAAGTAAAGATTACAGCAAACAATTCCACGGAAGAAATCTCTCTTCGGGCAATAGGAATGGGGGTGTTGTGATGCGAACAGTGCAGGAGACAAAAAGCTACAAAAATCGGCAGACACAGGAACAAAACGACAGTGCGATTGGTGAATTAAGCATCATGTTAGCTCAGATGCAGGAACAAAACGATAGTGCGATCGGAGAACTTAGCATCATGTTGGCTCAAATAATGGGAGGAACAACAGAATGAAATTTGATGAGAACAGCGGCCTTGTAAAGACCTGGGTAAGATTAGTAGAAAGCAAGCATTATTCAAAAGAACAGGTTCCGAACATCGGAAATCTGAGAGAAGTTGTTTATAAAATTCTGGAGAAAGGAGAATTTGACAAATGAAGTTTACGAAAAACAGTGGTCTTGTAAAGACATGGGTATCTCTGGTGCTTACTGGAGTATACACAAGAGAACAGGTACCAAATTTATTTAATCTTCGTGCCGTAGTCGGAGAGTGCCTGGATGCATTGGAAGTAGGATGATGAGTGGCTTGGCTTAACTACGGTAGAAAGGAAAGACAATGAATAACAATATAGCAACTGCGGTATTCCGTGAAGGTGAATGCTATTCGCGAACATCTGGGGCCTGGCAGTATGATTACGGACAGATCCTCCGGATTCAGGGCTTAAATCTTCCGAAGGCAGTAGAGATACATTTCTCACTGGAAGAAACAGGCGGGACATCTGTAACAAGAATAGGAACAACGAAAGATTCTGTAACAGATGTGCCAATTCCGGATTCCATGTTGGAAAACAAAGAAAGCGATCAAAATTATAACGTTTATGCGTTTGTTTTTTTGACGACTAGAAATTCCGGAAACACCGAGTACCGCATCAAAATTCCAGTTAAAGCACGCCCGAAGCCAGAGACTGTCGGTGGCACTGGAGAGACAACATTGGAAAACATCATGTCGGCGGTCAATCAGATTGCAGATGCAAAAGCAGACAATCTGGATTATAAGAATAGTGTCCTCAGGCTGCTGTCCGGGGAAACAGAATTGTCCAGAGTAATCATCGGGGCGGTTCTGGCGGCGGAGCAGACGCAAGAGAGATCGAACTGCAGAAATCAGCAACGGCAATCCAATGGCGCTATACAGGAGACGAAACGTGGAATGACCTTGTTGCTCTAGCAGAGATTACAGGAGCGCAAGGTGAACAGGGTATCCCAGGTCCTAAGGGCGAGCCTGGAGCGACAGGTGCTCAGGGAATTCAGGGAATCCAAGGACCAGCGGGTCCGGCTGGCCCACAAGGCGAACCGGGTCCTAAAGGAGAACAGGGTGAGAAAGGAGAACAGGGAATTCAAGGATTACAAGGCCCCACCGGACCTCAAGGCGAAACTGGCATACAAGGTGAGAAAGGAGAAACCGGCGCTCAGGGTGAACGGGGTCAAGTGGGCGAACCCGGCAAAGACGGTCGCGGAATCACATCTGTAACGATTAAGACAGACGGACATTTGCAGATTGATTATAACGACGGCACAAACGTTGACGTGGGGAAGGTAACTGGAAATGACGGTCTGGACGGCACGTCTGGTGTACCCGTGAGGGTCGAAAAGACAGCATCTGACACCACCGTAGAGTTAGAGCCTAACAAGCTCTATGTGTTCCCAGAGATGGCAAGTCTCACATACACCCTTGCAACACCATCAGAAACGAGCATAGCTAACGAATATCACTTCATTTTTCAAAGTGGTGCTACAGCGACAGAGCTTGTACATCCTGCAAATGTGTCAGTTCCAGACAATTTTACTGTTGAAAAAAATAAAGTGTACGAAATCAGCATCCTTGAAGGATGTCTGGCGTACCAGAGTTGGGCGGTGAGCTGATGGAGAGAAGACGAGTTTTAGAAAGTGAGGGAGAAGAGATGATAAGTACAGAATTTGAGCTGGTCGGTACTGCAAATATCACCGAAGAAATTGCTGAGTGTGATATTACGCTCAGCAAAGAATGTACAGAACTGTATATTATATGCGAAGGATTAAAGGCAACTGGTGATTCACAGTTATTAGCAAGAATTAAAAATGATGTTCTTATAACATCAAATGGACTAAATGGAGAGCTTACCACCAATGCGCAGAACACCATACAGCACCTTACCAGAATATATAAAGGTGTATGGATACGTACTGGTAATAATCATGGGCAGTACCCACTTACAACATCTTTGTCATCAATATATAGGAACGTTACAAAAATTAATGTAAGTAGTATATCGGCGCTTGTACTTCTGCCAAGTAACCGTGAAAGATTTACTGCGGGCACAATAAAAATCTACGGGAGATAATTGACATGAAACATAAATTAACACACAATCTTGTCAGTCAGTCAGTCAGTCAGTCAGTCAGTCAGATG